CGGCATCGGCTACGGATCCCGGCTCATGGCCGAGAAAGCCGGGAGCGTGATAGGTGTCGACGACAGCGCGGAAACGATCGAGTTCGCGACCGAGAACTTTTCGGCGGAGAACGTACGGTTCGAGCGCTGCAGTATCGAGCGCCTCGCGCCCGTGGATCCGCTCGTTGACGTGGCCGTGGCCTTTGAAGTGATCGAGCACCTGGAGAACCCGGAGCCGTTCCTCGCGCTCGTTAAATCCATCACGAAACGTCTTTTTGTTTTATCGGTCCCGCACGTGAGCGTGGACCTCGCTCTCTCTCCTTTTCACTATCGGCATTACACGGAACCGGAAGCCGCGGAGCTCGTGACGCGTGCAGGATTCCGGGTCGTTACCTGCGAGCTCAAACAATTCACAAAAGGCAAAGCGATTTTTTGCGTGGGGGACAGACCATGTTAAGAAGCGTAGTTTTATTTTTGACGTACGCCTGCCAGTACAAGTGCCCGTACTGTTGGGAGCGAGACAATGAGAAGTTTAAGGTCGAGAAGTTCCGGACCGGGAAAGAATGGGCGGAAGCGCTGAACCGGCTGGAACCAAAGATCCTGGACCTGACCGGCGGCGAACCGTTCATCATGCCAGACTTCATGACGTTTCTGCTGCTTTTGAAACCCTCGATACGGATCGCGATCACAACGAACCTCGCCTTTGACGTGACCGAGTTTTTGAAGGACCCGCGGATCTACACCTCGATATTCCACATGACGCTCTCGTTTCATCCCTCGCAAGGGGTGGACGTGGACGCGTTCTCGTTTAAGGCGCTGCGCCTCCGGACCGCTGGGATCCCGATCTCTGTGAACTTTGTCGCGCATCCTTGCCAGGTGGACATGATCCCAAAACTGAAAAAGCATTTCGACGGGCTCGGCGTCGCTTTCCATGTGGATCCGTTCTCGACCACGCAAGAGACCGCGTACACGGACGCGCAAAAAGAGATCCTGAAGACATACACCTCCCCGGACCGGCTCCCGGACGCGGCGATCGGGGAGAAGCACCTCTGTGACGGGGGGCAGTATCACCTGAACGTCCAGCCAAACGGTGACGCCTACCGCTGCATCCTGGACAAGCACCTGGGCGTGAAGATGGTCGGGAACATTTTCGACCAGGCCTTCAAACTGAACGAGACCGCGACTCTTTGCGAAAAGCGGTACGTCTGCCCAGGGTGCGATAAGGACAAGACGAAGGTGGTGAAGCAATGAAGATCGAGTTCTATCACACGTTCAAGATCCCGGAGAAAGGCATCAATATCACTGGCCAGTGGGATCTGAACCCGACGCTCGAGCATTTCAAGTTCGACGTGAAAGGGAAGACGCTCCTGGATGTCGCCTGCAGGGACGGATTCTATTCGTACCATTTCGAGAGACAGGGAGCGAACGTCACCGCCGTCGACATCGACGACAGGACCGCTCGCCGCTACATCCACAAAGCGATCGGGTCGAGCGTGAAGTTCCTGCACAGGAACGCCTACACGATCAAGGACATGCCCGAGAAATCCTTTGACGTCACCTTCGCAGGAGACGTGCTCTGCCACGTTGATGATCCGCTCCGTCTTTTGAAACAGATCCACCACGCCACGAAAGAGAAGTTCTATCTCGTGGCGGACCGCTGGCCGGCGGCCGGGATCTGGTGGGCCGGTTACATCTGGAAGTTTACCGAGACCGACATGCTCCGCCTCCTGGAGTACGCTGGATTCAAGAGCATTAAGGTGCTCGCTCGTTACAACATCGGGTCTAACTTCTGGCCAAAGAACGAACTGAACCCGAGACCCGTGTCGCTTTACTCATGCGACCGGGACCCAAACTGGAAGTATCCGGACGAGGCCTTCACGTTTGAGAAAAACAGCGCTGTCTTAACGCAAGAGCTCGCACCGGACATTGACTTCAATGATCAGTAAAAAATCAATCTACACGTGCATTAAATGCGGAAAGCGTAAACGGGCGAAGCCGGGACAGGTCCACGTTTGCTGCAGGACCGAGATGGTGGAGCTTCAGGGGATGATCACAAAATGAAAACAAAAGACAGGCTGAAAATACACTGGGTCACGAAACCTCACGAGATGGTCGCGAACGCGCTCGGCTACAACATCCACAACTCGCAAATGCTTAAGCACATCGAGAAGTACGCGGACCTGGACGAGACCGCGGACATCGCGCTCACGATCACGCCGGCGGACCAGTTCATCCCGGTCCCTGGGAAATTTAACGTTCTCTTCTCCATGTGGGAGTTTCTCGATCTCCCGGAGACATACATCCAGGGCATCAACAAAGCGGACCTGATCCTGGTGCCGTGCCGGTTCTGCAAAGACGTCTTTTCAAGATACACAAAAAAACCGATCGAAGTCTGCTGGGAGGGCGTCGATCCGGAGGTTTATCGTTACCACGAGCGAAAGCCATCTGTCCCCTTTCGTTTCCTCTGGGTCGGCGCTCCAAATCCGCGCAAAGGATACCCGCTTATCCTTCAGGCCGTGCAGATCCTCGAGCAACTCGATAACGTCGAGATCTACATCAAGACCACGGTCCCGAAGATCAAGTGGGGACAATTCTTCCGGAACATCTGGAACAAGCGCCACGACATCATGAAAGAGCGCGGAAAACTCGTTTCCGTTTGGAGGATGCTGCAGCGCCTCCCGCGGCCGCAGCTCGCGGACAAGGTGATCCGGTACGGGAAAAAGAAAAACATCATTTTTGATACCCGGAAACTTCCGATCAACGAACTGATCGAGCTCTACAACTCCGCGCATTGTTTCGTGCTCCCGAGTTTCGGCGAGGGGTGGGGCCTTACGCTTTGCGAAGCGATGGCCACCGGCGCGCCGTGCGTCGCGACAAAGAACACCGGGACCGCGGACTTCTTCGACGAGCAAGTCGGCTACGTGGTCGAGCACGGAATGAAAGAGCTCGACCTCCGCGATTACAAACTAAAAACGCGCGGCTACGAACCGAGCGGAAAATCCACGATCGAGCAGATGTTCAAGGTTATGAGGGAATACCCGGAAGCGCTCCGCAGAGGGCGCGCGGCCAGCCGGCGGATCCTCGAAAAATTTACATGGGATAGATCAGCAAAACGACTACACGACATTTTAAGGAGGCACGCGCCATGTCAACCGTTACCAAAGCAGACGTAAAACTTTTTCTCGGGATCCCAAACGCCACGACCACCGACGACACGCTCCTGGACAGGATCATCGCGTGCGCGGAGGCCGACGCATTAGCCCAGGTAGACCGCGCCATGAGCACGGTTTCGACCTATACGGAGGACTTCGACGGGGATGGGCAGTCTGGCCGCCTAGTGCTGAAACAAACGCCTGTGACGGCCGTTCTGGCGGTTTATGACGACCTGGACAGGGCCTTCGGCGCCGATACGCTCCTGGAAGCCGAGGATTACACATTTACGGCCAACGGGATCCTAAAACTGGACCATTACCTGGTCTTCACAAAAGGCACCGGAAACGTCCGGGTCCAGTACCAGGCCGGTTATACCTCGGTCCCGGAAGACTTTAAAAAGGCGATCATCGATCTTTCGATGGCGGAGTATCTCCGCACGAAGACCCGGATCAACACGATCACCGATGACGAGATCGGCGGAAAGATTAAGGCCCTCGAAACGAAAGCGAAAGAAGTGCTCGCGCGGTACAGGAACACTCCCTATGGCGATTGAGTTCTACATTGACGCGAAGGACCGCAAGAAGATCGAGAAGATGCTGTCCACGCAGACCGCGTCACGGATCGGAGAGGTTATGTTCCGGGCGTTTCAGCAGGCCGGGGCGATGGTGGAGGGCCGGCTGAAAGACAACGTCTCGGGGCCCATCCTGAACGTCCGCTCAAGTCGCCTTATGAATTCCATCGGATCCATTGCCAGGGTAACGGGAGACCAAGTGACCGCTGAGATCGGCTCGGGGGCGCGCGGTGGGGGGCGCGTCCCTTATGCCGGGATCCACGAGACCGGCGGTACGATCCGTCCGACCGGCGGAAGAAAGAACCTGACGATACCGATCGGAGAAGCGAAAACAAAAGGCGGAGACTCGCGCGGCGGATTCACGGCCAGAAAACTTTTCGACGGACAGATCCCGGGCTACGACACCGGCGTGGTTATCAAAAATATCATCTACGGAAAGCAGACCGGCGGGAAAAATAAATTGAGCCCACTATTCGTTTTAGTTAAAAGTGTAACGATGCCAGCGCGCCGTTATTTGTCGCGAACGCTGGAAGAAACGCAGGGCGAGATCCCGGGAATGGTGCTCCGGGCCGTATCGAAAGAACTAGGGGCGAGTTAATGGCACAAGAGACAACGGTCCTAAACGCATTAAAGACGCAGCTCACGAATAACACGACGCTCGCCGCGTACGTGAAAAACATTTTTCTCGGGGTCCGGAAAGCGGTCCCGAGTTTTCCCTTCATCGTCATTGAACCCCAGGAGCTCCTCGAGGCCGATGACGTCTACGGCCGCCAGGACCTTCGCTTCCGCGTTCAAGTGGTCGGGTTTATCGAATGCCTGGACCCGGAGAAGCAGATCGTCGGCGACGCGACCAACAAAGGAATCATGGATTTAATGCTCGACGTGAAGAAAGCGATCTCGGCTGACCGAACAGTCGGAGGGACCGCGATCCACGCCTATATTCAAAGCGAACGGTTCGAGTACGTGGAGTACCCGGTCCGGAGCGTCGTTTTAACGGTCGAATTGTTTTTCAGACAGGCATCAGTCGCAAGAACCTAAACACAAAAAGGAGAAACGGCCATGTTCCTAAACAAAAATAAAATCCTCTTGATCAAGCGGGAAGCGGTGTACGGAACGGACTCCGTTCCCACGGTTTCCGATAACGCGATCGAGGCGAAGAACATCAAGATCGAATACAACGGCGACCTGCTCGAGCGGGACCTCGTCCGGAGCACGCTCTCGAACTCCGCGCCGATCATGGGGCAGCGGTGGGCCGAGTTATCCTTCCAGGTGGAAGTGAAGGGATCCGGAACGAAGGGCGCAGCCGGCAGGATCGGTGACGCTCTCGTCGCTTGCGGTCTTACAGAGACCGCGGCCGCAGGATCCAGCGTAACTTATACGCCTTGCGACAGCACGTTCCTCTCCGCGACCGCGTATCTTTACGAGCTCCAGGACTCCGGGAACTGCAAACTTCACAAGATCACCGGATGCCGCGGAACCGTGGCCTTTGATTTTGAAGCCGGGAAGATCTCGACCGCCGAGATCAAACTGCAGGGACTGATCGATGAGATCACAGACGAAACGGATCCGTCGACGCCGACCTACGAAACAACCACGCCGCCGATCGTTGAAAACTCTACCTTTACGCTGAACAGCGTCGCCACTCTGATCGCGCAGGCCGTCAAGATCGATATGGCGAACGAAGTCGTGAAGCAAGACGACCTGAACAGCGCGACAGGTCTCAAGGGCTTCATGATCACCGGACGGAATCCTTCCGGCACAATCAACCCCGAAGCGGTCCTGAAAGCGACCTATGACTTTGTCGGGGACTGGCAAGCCGCCACAGCCCGGGCCTTGAGCCTGGTGCTCGGAAGCGCTGCCGGTAACAAACTCACCGTGACCGCGCCGAAGCTCGTGCTCGAGAAAGTGGGAGCCGGGGAGCGGACCGGGATCCGGACCGAGGACCTCGCCTTCCGCCTTGCTTCAAACGCCGGCGGTGATGAGCTCGTTTTGAAGTTTGAGTAATTAACCAAATCAGGGACAGGAGGCAGGGACATGTTAGGAATTGACGCGAGGGAGACAGAAAAGTTTCAGAGCAAGTACGACACCGGGGAACCGAAGACCGAGTTCACGCTCGGCATTTTTACGACCCGGGAGAAACTGAAAGTGTTCGGCGGCTCGATGGACGCGAAGGGGCAGTTTGATATGTCGAAATTCCAGGACAAGATCCTGGACATTTTGGAAGTCGGCGTGAAAGGGATCAAGAACCTCGGCGGGAAAGACTACGCTGGCGTTACGCCCGAGATCCTGGACGCGCTTCCGTTTGAAGTGGTTATGGAATTATTCGAGCGGATCATGGCGATTAACTTCGTCACAGAGGACGCAAAAAAAAACTGATATTGGCAGTCTGGGCCCAGGTCAACGGCCTGGACTGCCGAGCGTGTAATAAGCAGCTCCGGACGTTTCGGGGCTGTACCGAAGACGCCGCGAACGAGTACGAGATCGAAGGCAACGTTTTACGGCGGTGTCCTCTGCGGACCGTAGACGGTCGTTCCGCGGCAATGCTTGAAATGTTTTTCGCGTACAAGCAAGGGTTCCTCCCGAATGCCGGGGGGTGGCTCGATCAACCGCTGATGTTCACGCAGTCGATGGCGATCATCGAGAACTACGCGGAGAAATTGAAAGAGGAAAAAAAGCATGGCGCAGAATGATCAAGTCGCAAACATTATCCTTCGGTTAAAAGACGAATTCTCCAAGAAACTCTCCACGGCCGGAAAAGACTTCCAGAACTTCGCAAGGTCCGTAGACCAGGCCGGCGCTGCAATGGCCAGGACCGGGATGAGAATGACCGCGGTCGGTGCGACCATGACAGCACCATTCCTCGCAGCAACAAAGGCGATGGAGAAGTATTCCTTTGACGCGCGCAATGAAATGATCCGGATGGATAACGCTATCCTCTCGCTTTCGCAAACGATCGCGGCGGCGGCCATGCCGGCTATCCGCGAACTAAACGACAACCTCGCCAGGATCGTCAACATCCTCCGGTCCATTGACCCGGCCATCATGCAGAACGTCGCAAGGTGGTCTTTGATGATAGGGCAAATCCTTTTAGTTACGGGGATCATGACGGCATTCATAGGCAAGGTTATAAGTTTGACCGCAAAATTTGCCGCGCTCGGAGTAACCATGATGACGTTCAGCGGTGCGATAATCCCTGGGCTTATCGCGGTGACTGCCGGCTTGATTTTCGCGTGGGTGAAATTCCACGATGAGTTCGTCCTCGTTATTGACTCTCTCCGTTTTCTTTGGCTTCAGTTTATCGATACGCTGATGAAGGCTTGGCAAAACTTTCTGCAGATGATCTCCAAGATCCCAGGAGCAAATAGTTTTGCTCGGCAGGTAGACCAGCTGACGATTGCAAGGCAAAAACTTAAGAGGGAAATGGACGCGATCGCTGGCGGTGGATCCTCGAGCTGGAGCAACCAATTGCAAGGGTGGTCAGAACAGCTGAAGAAGTTCATCGACGACAACTACAAAAAGTTATCTACCGCGTCAACATCACTGCAGACCGTTATGAAGGACACGAAATCGGTAATCCAGGACACAGCGAACACTTTCGCTGACGGATTCTCCGACGCCTTCGACAAGGTTTTATTCGAGGGCGAGAAATTCGGGAACTCCATGAAGTCGCTTTTCTCGAGCATGGGGCGCAGCATCTTAAAAGATTTTGTTTCGACCGTTGGGAAAAACCTGTTCAGCTCCCTCCTGGGTGGAGCAGGAACCAACTCCGGATCCGGGCTCGGTGGCTTATTGGGCGCCGGCCTCGGGTCTTTCTTTGGCCCGATCGGGACCGTAATCGGTGGTTTTTTTGGAAACCTTTTCAAGTTTCACGAAGGCGGAATGATCTACGCGCACGCAGGCCTCGCACCGGACGAAGTGCCGATCATCGCACAGACCGGAGAAGGCGTTCTCTCAAGACGAGGGATGGCCGCGGTTGGTGGCAGCGAAAGACTCCGAAGCCTTAATCGAGGAGAATCAACCGGAGGCGAAGGGCAAACAATTATCATCAATCAAGTGATCCAAGCATGGGACGCTTCTGACGTTTACAGAAATAGAAAAATTCTTTCCTCAGCTCTTGCCAACGAAATCCGCGCAAACGGGAACTTACGCAAAACGATAAAGGGAAGCTGACATGGCTGATGATGATTTACTGATACAACCAGATTACGTTTTTGAAGAAGAAATCAAATATAACACGGCCATCTCCCGATTTGAAAATGGTTCGGAACAGCGCAGATCATTGTGGGCGGCCCCGGCTCACAAATTCAAACTTACATTTAACAATCGGACAGAGAGTGAAAAAGACGACGTCCTCGAACTTTACAATGAAATGCTCGGAGCTTATGGAACGTTTCTATGGACGAATCCAAACGACAGCGTCCAGTACACGGTTCGCTTTGATGAAGACTCCTTCGCGTTAAAGAATAAGGCGTATGGGATATACGATTTTTCTGTGAACCTTATCCAGGTGAAATAATGATTGAGTTAACGGCTGATTTCGTTCTTGAAAAAAACAAGGCAACGAATAAGCCGGTTTATCTTTACGAAGTGGCGGATATTGACGGGCTTGGCACAAACCTCTGCTTCAGCGGGTACGACGACGACATTTCCTTCAACAGCAAAACGTACATCCGTTTCCCGATTTCCCACGAAAGCACCTCCGAAAACACGAGCGGCGAGATTGATAACGTCGTTATTCGGTTGTCCAACATTTCGCAGTTCATACAGGACAAACTGGAAATTTATAATTTCCGAGGAAAGAAGGTTGTCGTCACTCTCGTTTTTGTAAATCTACTTTCTTCTGAACTAAATTGTTTGGAACAGACTTATTACATAGACGGGTACACGGCAGACCAAGACACGGTAGAATTCCTTTGCTCAAGCAAGTTTGATTTAATGAGCGTTGAAATACCGACACGGAAGTTTTGGCGCAACTTCTGCACGTGGAAATTTAAGTCTACGGAGTGCGGGTACTCTGGAGATCAGACGGTGTGCAATAAGACGTTCCAGAGGTGCAAGGTCTTACAAAACCAAATGCGGTTCGGGGGCTTCCCTTCCATCCCGTCAAGGCGGCTATATGTCGGGTAGATTGATTGATTCTATAAATAAGCAGGTGTTTGAAACGAACGTCATTTCCGATTACTTGGGGATGCCGTACCTGAATAAAGGGCGTGGGGAGGGCGGCATTGATTGTTGGGGGCTTGGGCTGAAGGTCTACGAACTGGCAGGGGTGAAGTTGTTTGATATTCCAGAAATTGAATACGACCCAAGTTGGTCAAAGACTGGCGGGAATTATCTTGCAGAAAATTACTGGCGGGATTGGGAGAAGATTGAAAATCCAGAGTTCCTTGATGCGGTGCTTTTGAGGAACGCTTTCGGGATTGCGTATCACGGCGGGGTGGTGTTGAGCGGCGGGCGGTTTATTCATGCCACGATGTACGGGGTAATAATTTCACGGCTTAATGAACCAGCGATTAAAGAAAAAATCGAAGGCTTTTACAGGCTGAAGAAACTCTATGAATAACGGCGAATGGAATAAAAAAATCAGGGTAGCGTGGATACCGAATCCGTTTTCAAAGGACGGAAGGGTCGAGAAGTTATTTGACCTTGTAAACGGGCAGACGCTTGAAAAGTACCTTGAAGGGTGGGATGTTCCGTACAAGAAGGACGGGCTAAAGTTCCTTTCTTCACAGGCGGGAAGCGTAAAGTTATCAGAGCATATTCCCGTCGCTGGCGAGGAAGTTCTGATAATGCCAGAAGTAAAAGACCCGTTTTCTATAGGTACGGCTATCTTTGGGGCGTTGTCTTTGAGCATGATTGTTCCTATAGGGGCGGCGTATGCGACTGTAATGACGTTGGGGTGGCTTGCAATTGCGGCAACGGTGGCTGTAATCGGGTTCACGATTTATTCAGCGTTCCAAAAGCCAAGAACTCCGAGTTTCGGGACACAGGCGGGAACGTCGGGATCGCTTGAGGCGTCAAGTCCGACATACGGGTGGGACGGTGTTGCAACGATCCAAGAGGTCGCTGTCCCTATTTTTATCGTTTACGGGGAGCATAAGTGCGGCGGAAACATCATAAACCAGTACGTCTACAATGACGGCGAAAACGAATATTTAAATTTACTCTTAGCTCTTGGCGAGGGTGAGATTGATGACGTCAGCGATATAAAAATAAACGGAAATCCGTTTGAGAACTTTGATTCGCTTCAGTATTTTTTGAGGAAGGGAACGAACGACCAAGCGATTATTTCGGAGTTTGAGGAACTGCACAACGCCTACGATGTCGGAGCCGCCCTTTTAAAAGACGACGCCTATACAGTGACGACCCTTGATAATTTGGTGGAAGCGTTAGAGATTGAAATACAGTTCCCGCAGGGTCTTTATAGCATCAACTCCGAAAGCGGCGGGTATTACAACAATACCGCCAACATAAAAATCGAATACAAAATCCACACCGATTCCGAGTGGACGGTGCTGGCGGATAAAGTAATTACGAATAAGACAAGGGAAGTTTTGCGTCGTCGGTACAAGATTACGGGGCTTACACCAGCGCAATATGATGTCAGGGTCACAAAAACAACAGAC